TTATTCTCCATGTCTAGAACCAACTCTCTTTCTTAAATTTATTACACTCTGCTCCAGTTCCGTATCGCTCATGATCGGATGCTCGAAAGATCCCGGTGCCAGTCTACTGGGTTCATGAACTTTCCAGTCCGACCTGGGAGCAAGGAAATAGAAGCTGTTGTTCAGGCTATATTCGTAAAAATCCTCACCGAAAGAATCATTCCACTCCTCCGGGCAAAGGTCGACCCTGCGTCTCTGAGAGGTTTCAGAGCCATCTTCCGGATCACGCTCAAGGAATGCTGCCGGTACTGCATTGGTAAGGTTAAAAACAATGATCTGATCCGAGCCTCTGGCAACCCAGGTACCGCGAATGCGATACAGATAATCAGGATTCCAGTCCATGATCTGAAACAGTGCATTTCCGAAATGCTGACAGTTTATGCTTTTCTGCACTAACGCTTTCTCCGAATCCGGTCTCCAGCGAATGCTGTGAACATCACCCTCTTTGCATGGGCGAATCGCAATCTTCCGCTCAGATGGATGTAACAGCAGCTGGATGTGCGGCACATCATAGAACTTCCGCATACACTGCACATTGAAGGAAATCTTATTGTTGGTAACCGTAATACTGGGACATTCTGTTCTGGCCGTCATAAACTGGCCACGAACCACCTGGTAGCCCTCCAGGTCGAAAGCAGAGAAAAGGCTTCTCCTTACCCGTCGGAAATCTCCACGTGTATCCACGCTGTTGGAAGCGTCATAATAGGTTGCGGGATCATCATTGATCCAATGATGATTAATGGGTACATAGCCCCTAAAGATGCCATCACCTATGACCTGCATGGTAGGCAGTCGGCCCCGGACATGATGTTTCCTGTTTTCCAGAAGGATCTGTGCCGCCTCAAATGTTTCAACGGAAACGATAGCCTCATGCTGCCCGGTGTACAGATACTGGTCACGATCCTGCCGGTTCTTTTTATGCTTATGCTCATACAGATCCGCAGTGAATGTCTTCCAAGTAAGAACACTGCCACAATATCGTTCATTACGGAGTATGTAGTTGATGGAACCTTCGCTCCATTCTGTACTGCCCGTTTTAGTGGGGCATTCGATATCCGTCAGCAGCGTTGCAATTTCCTTTGTTGATTTACCGGCCAGGAAAGAGTTAAAAATAAAGCGGACAATTTCTGCCTCTGACTCCACGACCTCTAGCTTGGCATACTTTATGTACCGGCCGGTAACATCCCTTGGACGCTCATATCCAAGCAGTGCCGGTGTCAGCAGTTTTCCGTCCTTAAAGCGTTGCCTCAATGACCAGTTCATACTTTCGCTCTTCTTTACAGATTCTTCCTGTGCAAATGTGGCCAGGAAAGACAACATCAGTTCAGAGTCCTCTGAAAGTGTATTCAAATTGTCCGTTTCAAAAAAGACACCCACCGGAGGATTCTGACGCTTCAACTTTCGAACCAGGGATACACAGTCAACCAGATTTCTGGCAAAACGGGACACACTCTTCGTTACGATCAGATCATATTCACCACGCTCACAGGCAGCGATCATGGCATTAAAATCATCACGCTTTTTCATGGATGTACCGGAAATACCTTCATCGGCATAAATTCTGCGCAGATCCCAGTTCGGGTGGGTGCCAATCAGCTGTTCGTAGTGTGCCTGCTGTAATTCAAACGAAGACAGCTGCTCGTCATTGTCTGTTGAAACACGGCAATAAGCACATACCCGAAAAAGCCGATCCTTGCCAAAAATATCATCCTTCGGTTTTGCCGGGATGAATAACTTCTCGCCGATGGAGGACTGGCGATATATCTGACGCTGCGCCTCTCTATCAGCACCTCTCATTTAGTGTTCATCTCCTTCTTCAGTAATGCTTATCGTATTTCCGGGCAAATGCCAGTACCATGCATTGCCCTTTTTAATGGATTCAATACCCAAGTCGTGCTTTACACGCATGGCTGTTCGTTTTGGTATCCCAGACTCTGACAACAGATCCAGGATCTCGGTGCTGGGATAATCCTTTGTCTGCAACACAGAGTATATAAGACTACCGATCCTATCTCTTCTGCTTTCTGGATAATCATCATTTAATTCGTCATCAAAGACCTCATATTTACCATGCCATTGAATGTTACCGGCCTCATCAAAAGAAAACGCAATGGAACTGCCTTCCGGGGCCAGACTGCTCTTAATGGGTTGCATATAGCGAATTGTCCCATCATCTTTATCTCTTCCGATCAGCAGCACGCTCCGTGCGATTGCAGCGATATCGATCGTCCCCAACCCTCGATACAGGTGCTTGCTGCCACCGGACTTATTCAAGTGTCCTACCAGTACTATGGCGCACTGCCTGCGTTCGGCAATATCAGAAAGCCGTCCCAGTATGAGCCTCATTCTGCTTGCACTCTGCATATCGCCATCCTGTGCCAGGAATGACTGTATCGGATCAAGAATCAGAAGCCGGGCATCGGTTTCTTCCAGAACCTTCTCTATTCTGTCATCCTCAAAAGTAAGGGCAGACTGATCTTCCACGATATAGGCGACCCTAGTACAATCAGCACCGGCTGCGGTCAGCCTGGGTTTTATCGTATCGGCCACATTATCTTCCGAGCATTGATAGACAACAGTAATAGGTGCAGCAAGCCTCGATCCATCCGGGAGTGGTGCACCTTTAGATACAATAGCCGCTACATTCAGCATAAATGTAGACTTACCTTCTCCCGGATCACCCTGTACGATCGTTATTTTCCCAAACGGGATATATGGATACCACAGCCATTCAATAGTTCTCTGCTGAACGGCATCATAGAATTCATACCTCAGTTCATGACTCACGATCGATTTCTCCTCCCGGTATTCTTGCAATCAGATTTTGACCAGGTGGGTCAAAGAGGTTCACCCAATCTTCGTCCAGAACGCTAGCTATTCGCCTGGCAGCTTCTACCGTCAGCTTCCGTTCTCCGGTTTCGTATCGGCTGATCGTCGCAGCAGACACACCCATGGCTTTGCCCAAATCACGCTGAGAGATTCCTCTCTGTTCCCTGGCAAGCCTTAGTCGATTCATTTTCATACCCCCTTGTTGCCAATATGGTACTAGTATAGTGCCATATTGGCAACAAGTCAATAAGAAATGTGCCAAAATGGCAATATACTTTTTGCCAGATCGGTACTACAATAGAGCCATAGGAGGAATCCGATATGAAACTAAAGGAACTGCGCCTGCAAAAAGGATTTACCCAGCGTCAGATCGCTGACTATATTGGCTGTCTGCCCTCTGTCTATTCCCGCTATGAAAATGGTGACCGGGAGCCTTCTATCGAGGTTCTTATTCTTCTGTCCCGCTTTTTGGGTGTGAGCATCGACTGCCTGGTCGAAAACGAAGTTGCTGACAGTAGTCAGGAACTCTCCGCTTATGAGATTGCTCTGATCAATGCTGCCAGAGATGCAGATGAGCGTGCCCGTGAAGATGCGTTGAATATGCTTCTGTCTCATAAGATTTCTGCAAAGAACTAAATACAACAATGCCATAGAATATATGCCAAGAGTGCCGTGGCATTCTTGGCACCCTTGGCATTCTTGCCGTCCGCGTCGTCCACCTTTGGTGGGCGATTTTTATATTTCTATGGTTCTGCCGTCTTTGAAGCGGAACACCATGCGTCCACCATTAAATACAACAACCTTCTCAATAACATCGAGCCAAACTCTTGGATCAAATTTCTGCAGTTCGCCATTCTGGCTCACAACTGTTTTCATATACATCTGGATCTCCTGGAGTCTGGCTTGCCGGTCCTGTCGCTTCCTCTTCAGTTCTTCCATCTGACCTGCAAGGATTTCATAACGATCTACCAAGGCTGTGTACCGTTCGATATATTCTCCCTGTGGCATCGCAACCGCAGCATTTTCAGCCACAATTTTCCTGGTCAATTCAACGACAATTTCCTGTTCACTCTGTAGCTTTACCAACTCCTCATCCATAGAACTAGTATCGGTGAGCAGCTGAAGCATAGCCGAGCAATCTTCCAGTAGAGACTCTCTGTTTACCATGATCTGATTGTAGGCCCGCAGGAACTTCTCCTGGATCTGTCTTTCATCAACATGAGGAGTGGTACATTTACCGTCACGGTATTTTCCGTTACACCGCCAGATCACCCTCCGGTACTTATCTGTGGAGTTCCACACCTTTACTCCATAGACCTCTCCGCAGTCGCCACATACAATTTTCCCGGAAAGGACGCTTTTTCCGCTGTATTTGTTACCCATGGCTTGTCTACGTTGGATTTCCGTCTGGACTCTGTCAAAGAGTTCCGGTGCAATGATAGCCGGATGACTATCACGAACATAATACTGAGGAACTTCTCCCTCATTCACTTTGCACTTCTTCTCCAGAAAATCCACCGTGAATGCTTTCTGTAGGAGTGCATCGCCCTTATACTTTTCGTTTGTAAGAATGCTCCGCACTGTAGATCCCTGCCATACTGTTTTGCCACTTGGTGTGGTATGCCCTTCCTCAGTCAACCGCTTGGCGATGCTCCAGGGTGTCATGCCCAACATGAACAAATCATAGATGTACCGCACCGTTTCCGCTTGCTCCGGAATGATCTTAGGCAACCCATCGGGTCCCTTCTCATATCCAAGAAAGCGTCCGTATGGTAAGCAAACCTTACCATCTGCAAATTGCTTTCTCCGGCCCCAGGTCACATTTTCGGATATGGATCGGCTTTCTTCCTGGGCAAGGCTAGACATGATGGTAATCAGCAGCTCACCTTTGGAATCCAGGGTATAGATGTTCTCCTTTTCAAAGTAAACCTCCACACCCTTTTCCTTCAGCTTTCGGACAATGGTCAAACTATCGACCGTGTTTCGGGCAAAGCGGCTGACCGATTTAGTGACAATGAGATCAATCTTTCCGGCCAAGGCATCGGAAATCATCTCATTGAAACCGTCACGCTTCTTTGTGTTTGTGCCGGAAATACCCTCGTCACTGTAAACCCGGACAAATTCCCAGTCGCTGTGACCTTTAATGTACTGGGTGTAATAATCGATCTGAGCCTCATAACTTGTGAACTGCTCATCACTGGCAGTTGAAACACGTGCATATCCTGCAACTTGCTTTTTCCGAACTGAGGCCGTTGGCATCCGGGTTATGGGATTCATAGTCGCCGGAATCATTGTAACTTTAGCCATGCTGATACCACCAATCCTTTGTTTTCTGACTTGCTGCAGCTCGTTTTTCCGGTGTCCAGCTTAAGCATCTGGAGCGATCCGACCACTTCCGTGTAATTGTCTGTCCATCCAACAGCCTGTATATCAGTCGGTTGCCATTGAGAACTGTTATCTCCTGCAGTTTTCCATTGGTTAGCGCCGTCGTGATTTTCTTCGTACCCAAAACCACTGCTGTGGATTCTATCAATACATCCTCCGGGATTTGTTTGGAAGCACAGGCCTTTTTGCCACGCATATTAAAGGTGCTACAGATCCAAACCGGACCAGTGGCTGTAATCTTCCGTCTGTAGTTCTTGCCGCAGACCTCACATTTCAAAAGACCCGTGAATGGATACACCGGTTTTTTCTTAACCTTACGGACAAACCGATTGGCCCGGCGCTCACGCTCCCGCTGTGCAGCCTGGAAGGTCTCCATGTCGATGATCGGGTCATGGGCATCTTCAACCAGAAATTTGGGAAGCTGACCTTCGTTCTTCACCATTTTCTTGGTCAGATAGTTTGAAGAAAAGGTTCTCTGCAAGACTAGGTTGCCGGTATATGTGTAATTCTTGATCGTCCGGCCAATGCCAGTAGATCCCCACTTTGTTCCCCTGGGGGAAATAAATCCTTCTTCATTCAGACGATTGGCAATCTTCTCATAGCCGTCACCTGCAAGGTACTCATGGAAGATCCTGCGAACCAATTCTGCCTCCTCCGGAACAATCTGAAACTGTCCGTCCCGCAGCCGGTATCCCAACATATAAGAACTCCAGGGGATGCCCTCCTCAAAGTTCTTACGGACACGCCACTTCATATTCTCGCTGACCGATCTGCTTTCTTCCTGTGCATAGGATGCCAGGATCGTCAGTAACAGTTCGCCATCAGCACTCATGGTGTGAATATTCTGCTCTTCAAAATATATGTCCACACCCAATTGTTTCAGTTCCCGGACCGTTTCCAGAAGTGTAATTGTATTTCGTGAAAAACGGGATATAGACTTTGTAATGATCATGTCCACTTGTCCGGCCCTGCAGGCTTCCAACAGCCGTTGAAACGCTTCCCGGTTGTCCCTGGTGCCGGTCAGTGCCTCGTCTGCGTATACTCCACAGAATTTCCACCCAGGTTCTTTCTGGATCATCTCACTGTAATAGCTTACCTGGGCAGATAGTGAATGAAGCATGGCATCTTTTCCGGACGATACTCTGGCATAAGCAGCGACATTTTTCAGCAATGAAATAACCGGTCTTGAGAAAATAACCTGCTCTATTTTTCGTTCCATCAAAATCCCTCCTATCATTGGATTTGTCCTATATTCCCTCTAAAACCAGTAATTATCAAGGGATTTCTGCAACATATAGTAGACAAATCTAAGGAATATTTCTGTGCAGTTATTCTATCAATATCATAGTATTCATCCTGAGTAATCAGTCCTTTTTGGAACAAACCCATGGCCACAGCCATGGCGGCACGATAGGCATTCAATGCGTCATTCATGCCCCCACCACCTTCCTGCGATGATCTGCGAAGCAGTGCCGGGAGCAAAACTTCTGAGAAGGTTTTCCATATACAGAAAACTCCCTGCCACAGCACTGACAGAGCTTCGTATGGTAGGTCTTCCGCTGCATCTGCCTGCGGTTTTTCTTCCACCAGGCCATTCTACAATCATCCGAGCAGAACAGCCTGCGCCGCTTACCGGGAGTCATTGATAGTTCCGATCCGCAATGCTTACATACATTATCCGGACTTGATTTAGCGCGCTTTTCCAGGACTGTGCCAACGGGATGACGCTGACAATAGGATTTGACTGTATTAACGGACAGCCCCAATTCCGCTGCAATGCGTCTATAACCAAGTCCCTGTAACTGCAACGCATGAATGCGTCTCATTTCAGCTTTTGTCATCTGCTATTCCTCCTTCTGAGGGATCTCCTCATAGGTAGGTCACGGCAGAAGAAAAAATTGAGGTTTTTCAGAAAAATAATTTTATATTCGTTCTATTGGAACTATCTGTTCGGCACACCAGCTCCTGTTTCAATTCCCGACAGCAAAGTATAATAACTCCAGAACGATACACTAGTTCTGGAAGGAGGGATTCATGTGAATCTGCGTGCGATTGGAGCCAGAATTAAAGCTGCCAGAGAACGGGCCGGTATTACTCAGGAAGATCTGGCTGCAGAATTGGAAATGAGCCCCACTCACATCAGCGTTCTGGAGCGTGGTCTGAAAGCACCCAAACTGGAAACGCTTGTAAATATCGCAAATGCCCTCCATGTATCATCGGATATGCTTCTTCAGGATGTTGTTCTGTATGCAGCAGACGGCCTTGCTTCTGAATTGTCAGCTACGATCAGCAAACTATCTCCCAAAGAGCAGGAACGTGTCCTTAATGCGATCCGAGCCCTAACCGAATAATTAAGAGAGCCTCGTGCTCTCTTTTTTCTTTGCTACACGCTTCGACTGACTTCGACACGAGATGTTATATATACTCGTTCTATAAGAACTAGTTCTAATTCTTATAGCTCTAGCTCTTAAAATCTGAAATTCAGAAATTCATAAAAAAGGAACGAGATTATATGACACAGATTGACCACATCATATCCCGGATGACGGGCACCACTGTCCTGAATGCATTGGCGGATGCCCTGCGGGAATACTCCACAGAGTTCCCTGAAGAGGAAAATAACTACCATAAGGCTGTTACCTTTCTCCGCGAAGCCCTCCCTGTAGACATGAGTCCCACCTTGGACGAATTCCTCGCAGCAGAAGAAGCAGATATTGTCTCCCGGATCTTATATGCAGGCTATAATGGTTTCCGTGTAAATGCGGAAAACTTTCATCATCCCTTCTCTATTGACTTTACACGGATGGACTACTTCGACTGCGTGAAAGACCACATAATCGGTCACTTCCCGGTAAACTATGAATCAGCCAGAACCATGGAAGCATTCTACAGAGCCTTACCCGATGATCTCCATGCCACATACGAAAACATCACGAACTATTACATTCATATGGAATGTGCCGGTCCCAAACTGGCCCACTATGCAGGTTATCTCATGGCCAACAAGCTACTGCCCTGGGTAGAGCCTGGTTACCGCGAGGATTGGCATCAGACGCTAATTTATGATCACCAGATTAGAGAATATTTCGGAATAAATTCCATATAAATAAAAAATGCCCACCAAGTACTACTTTCTCAGTAGAACTCGGTGGGCATCATTAATTATTATGTTTTATCTGAGCCTATTCTAAATAGTCCTTCCGGGGATGATGGGGTATCATCCATCTCAGGTGCTTCATAATACATCCTGCCAATTATTGCAAGTAAGTAATAGCAGGTAGAAATTGTGCTACTCAAGTATGCAACAATCAATCCCGCACTGTTGGATAGCATAGGTAATGTCATAATGTTTTTCTCATCTACTATGCCACCCAGAATGGTAAAGAAAACTATGACAATCAGTGCAAGAATAAGCGTTTCTGTATATCGCCATCGTAATTCCTGTAGACCACCTTCGTTTCGGATATCCTTCATAATTGCGCTTGAAGTGGCACCGACAAGGATCGTCACCGCAGCCAGTATAAAACCCGAAATTGTAGTAGCCGATGTGATAATGGAATTAAGGAGAAACTCAAAGTGTGGGAAAGTCACATCGGTAATTCCGAGTCTTCCAATAAGAACGTATGTTACAACTCCGAGAATTACTGGAATGGATACAGCAATAATCGTATTCTTTTTCATAGCTCCCCCTTTCCAGGGTTTATATTAAACCCATTTTTTCTTTATACTCGCCGAGGCAAATTCGATACAGCTTTTCATGGGTAATGGGACTTTTTCTAGAGAATTCAACTGAAACCAGGAAATGGTCACGGTCATCCAGTAGATTGATGGTCTCAAAACCAACATCTTCATCCTCGGCAGTAGATACTTTAAGCATAGTTGTGCCTGTGTAGTCATATGCCTCACGAATCAGTTTTGTAGTTTCGTGTGGATTCAGTCTGCCGAACTTCTGTCTACCGAATCCGAGTTCAATTTTCACAACTCTACCCTGGTAATTGCCGAATTGATTCAGGATCTTTGCAAGCGTTTTATCTTGGTCATCATCTGTGAGATGATCACGATCAGCAACAAGAATGAATTTCCTGTACAGATTCGATTCAGCAATTTTGGTAATGCGTGAGCCGCTAAGAACAGGTGCCATAACAACATGATGCCCTTCCGGTAACAGTAGCTGGATAAACTGCTCCAACGCCTTTATGGATGTGCCATAAATGTTCCGTTGCATATAAAGAACACAGTTTTCTTTATCATACAGCATTGTGGTAGATTCGGCAGGGTACTGATTGTCTTCCAATTCAATCAGTGCGAATGCACCATCATCATCTGCAATTCCGGGCAGAATCTTCTCTCGCAAATGCAAAAGTTGTATTTCCCACACATGGAGATCCTCATCATACTTGCATACATGGAACATATGCGTATCACCGGCGATTTTTCTCTTCGACTCAGAAAACGGATGTTTAGCCACTTCTGTTAAAAGTGGATGTAAATCAAATGCTTTATCGTGAGTCCGACCATCCTTATCTACATAAGAATAGCGCGGCTTAAAATGATCAAACTGAACAGTTTTCTTTGAATTTGCCACATTTATCCCTCCAGTATGCAAATTATAACATACCATAGGGAAATAAAAAAGGTTGTTTCCATAAAATTTACATTATTCGTCAGTAGGGATCTTAAGTTTCATGCCGACATAAATGGTATCGGTGGTCAGTCCATTCAAGGTCTTAATTTCCCTGTAACGGCTGCCGTCACCCAGATATGCTTTGGCAATCTCAAACAGCGTATCGCCCCGGACAACAGTGTGTACGCGATTGGTCTCCTCCGGATCGGCGGTAGGAGCCTTCTCTGTCACAGGGTAGATCGCAATACCGTCATCGGTGAAAACGCTGTAGCCGGGATTCTTATCCACACGCTTCTTTGCGTTGGAAAGGAAACGATATGCACCGATCTGGCCCCGGTTGCCGTCTGCCCAGTTGCGGCGGACACGGTAGTAGCCCTCCGTCAATCGTTCGGGGTATTCCTTCTCAGGAACCGGTGCAGGGGTAGGTTTCACTTCGGGTGTGGTTTCCTGTTCCGGAGTTGTACCCAGAGCGGCGGTCACCCTGGATGCCAGATCGCCCAGCCGGGAGAACAGCCAGTCACCGGGACAGCTTTTGTTGGCGAACCATCTATGGACGGTCAGGAGCATCTCATCGGCGGCGGGTTCATAAGCCAGGGCGGTCGCCTTATCGGCATACCACAGCAGCTTCGTCTTACCGTTTCTCAGGCAGATGTCCGTGCAGAGTTCTACCAGAGCAGCGTACACCGCATCATACATGGCATAAGGATGCTTGGTATCGGAGGCGCATTCGATGGTAATCGCTCTTTGGTCATTGTCCCGATTACTGGTACACCAGCTGCGGTTGGACTCCGGACAGTACATACCTACCCGGCCATCCTTGTCGATGCCGTAATTAGAAGATGCCTGCCGGTTGGGATCGGCAAAAAGCGCACCCAGGCTCTCTGCCGTACACTGCCCCACCACACAGTGGGGTGTAATACGGTCAATCGCATGGGTGCGCGTGCCGGAGTGATTGGGACTGAGTTTGGTATAGACCACCAGAGGACTGTTGGTGTATGCCATTTTACTCACCATCCCTCTCATGCAGCTGAGCCAGGACATCTCTCAGCTTATCAGGGATAGGCAAGCCGATATGGGCACAGTTCTCCAACATGGACACACCTTCATTAGACAGATAGAAAAAAATCACCGCTGTCCGCAGAACGTGGCCTTCACCCAGAATGTTCACGTCCAGGATATTACCGATACCGACCATGCAGAAGATCAGCACCTTCCGGCAGATGCCCCGGAAGCCAACTGCACTAGAGAGGCTGTGGTCATTGATAGCACACATAACACCGGTGATGTAATCGATGACCACAAAGGCAATCAGTGCGTACAGGAAACCATCCACGCCGCCGAGGAACCATCCACAGAATCCTCCGAGGGTCGTGAATACCATTTGCGTTGTATTCCATAATGCTTTCATATCATTTTCCTCCTTAGTTGATTAACTACAAAGGTCCCAGCCAGATCCATTGCCCACATAGGGAGCATACAGATCCCAACTGGAACCATTGCCGATATAGATTTGATAGGCTTCGTTGCCTATATAAACGAGACCCTTTGCGCCCCAGGTGGCATACAGCGTCACATTTCCCGTGGGAGTGTAACTACCGGTTGTGCCGGAGGTAGCCGTGCTACTGGTTGCCCACCCCATGAAGTCATAACCGTTCTTCGTAGGTGTCGGCAAAGTAACCGCAGCTGTTGTGGTACTACTGGAATAGATTGCATACAGCGACAGTGCGGCATTGGTGCTATAGGTTGCACCTGAGTTATAACTGGTACCGGAACCACTTGAGTTGGTGTTCCACTTACTAAAGGTGTACTTGGTGGTTCTGGTTGCCGATAGCGATCCAGTGGAGCAGGTGCCGCCATTTGCGTTCAGCGTCACCGTATACGATCCCGCAGAAGCATTGGCCTTAGTGGGCTTTGTACTGCTGATCGTAGTGGCCACATCGTGGGTCTTGTAGTGAGTGGAAGGTGCACCGCTACCGCCATTGGCATTGTAGGAAATCGCATAGGTCTTAACCGAGTAGGTAGCCACTGCGGACGGAGAAAGATTTGACGCTCCGGTATAGTACATATCGTTGTTACTCTTGGTGTAGAGGAACAAATAGTAATACGTACCCTGGCTGAAAGAGCCGCTGAAATCAAAGGTAATGGTACCGTAGGAAGTAGATTTGTAGGCGCTACTCGCTTCGCTGCCGATGGCATTATTACGGAAAGTGCTTGCTGTATCGCCACTTCCGCTATCGGTATAGGTTGTTCTCAAACTACCGTATAAGGTACCAGCGTTTGAGTTCGCCTTGTACACTTTAAAGCTTACGCTCAGATTAGTGATGCTACCAATGGCAGCAGAACTGGGTGTCTTTATTCTCAGACAGATAGTGTATTTGTTATTGCCGCTAGGATTCGAGGCAATATACAGCGAAGCACCCGTACCGGAACCAATACTGGAAAAACCACTACTGGGAAACCATGTCGCCGACTGTCGGTTTCTCCAACCGTCAACTGTTGCATTCAACGTTGCCATACATTACACCTTCTTGAAAAACAGTCTGCCTGCAGTTGCTGTGGAAGGCAGGCTTGTACCGTACTGGTTGGAACTGAGGATTGTGGCACCGGCAGCCAGAAGATTCTTCAAACCGGTAGCGCCATCCGTAGCACCAGTACCACCCTTGGCGATGGTAACTGTAGCACCAAGCTTCGCCATAGTAACGGAACTGTCTGCAATCTTCGCTGTAGTGACCGCACCATCTGCGATCTTGGCGGTTTCAACTGAGGAAGCACCCAACTTTGCCGCTGTAACAGAAGTAGCACCCAACTTATCTGTAGTGACAGCACCAGATGCGATTGCAGCCGTACCGACCGCACCGTCAGCAATCTTGGCAGCTGTTACGGCATCGTCAGCAATCTTATCCGTGGATACCGCGCCAGTAGCGATCTTGCCACTGGTAACTGCATTACTGGCGATTTTTCCGGTAACCACACAGGAAGCACCCAACATATCACTTGTGATAATCGGAATACGGACAGCCGCAGATCCGGCCCGGGAATAGATAGACGCAATGCCGGAAGTACCCAAAGCCAGAGTACAGAGTGCAAACTGGTATGTGGTGCCGGTACTGTTGATATCCTCCTGGTTGAGAGCAGAAAATCCAGTAGCCGTATTGGCATACTGGATCTGGAAATCAGCCTGTTCAAAAGTTTCTGCTGTTGCAGGTTTCGTAAGGTCAATGGTGATCAGCACCCGGGCAAATCCCGTAGTGGCACCGCTAACGATGACCGTGGTGTTGGCGCTCATTTTCATTTCCCGGCCACCGATCAGAAGATAGCCAGGAGTAATGACCAGAGATGTACCGCTGAAGGACAGTTCGCAGCCGGACATGATGCCGTCCACGATGACACAATGGAACAGATGACCATGGTCTTTAGCAGTAACTGTCTGGTTGTCAAAGTTAATGCCGTGAATGCCGGAACTCATACTTTTGCTCCTTTCAGCCGCTCCGTCAGCGTAGTAGCCAACTCGCCGCTTTTATAGTAGTAACGCGCATCACCAGAGGAAATGCCGATATAGGAAACATAGGAGGACATGAGACCTCCGTCCAGGCGGAGAACCACTGTATCGTATAGTTCGTACGGTTTGGTGCTTCGCCATTCGATTTTGTGGGAATTGGAGTTCTGGGAGAAGATATCCAGGACCTTTTCTTCCAGATCCTCCGTCTCCTCCAGAGCCAGAACCTCCCACTTTCCCTCTGCCCGGAACACCGGCTCCTCCTGCGTGACTTTTCCATCTGAAGAAAGGTAGTAGGTATGGCCTATCCCAAACTGGTAGGCAGTTACCTTTGCAATGGAGGATCGGCTGTAGGATCGGGAGATCAGCTGAGATGTGCCATCCTCAAAAATGATGTTGTGAGAAGGTCTCTGCCGGGGGTGGATCAGAATATTCAGCTTATCCCGGGATACAAAAAACAGAACCTGGACATCCCGGAGCCGGTTGACCTTCCGCATATAGGTGCGCAGGTTAAACAGGCCATCTGTGACCGTGGGGCCAAGATACTCTGTATTGTCCAGATTCGTGATCTCCAGATAAGGCATCCGGTAGTCCAGATCGCTGATATTGCGGTAATGATCAACTAGCTGCCGTTCCAGGAAAGACCCGATAGAATCTCCCTCCTCCACAAATGGAAGAAGGCGGTCGAAGGCGGCAGCAACATCAGCAACGGTAACAGTGGTCTGCATATCTGTAGGTGCAACCTGCTCAATGAGCCAGATGTGTCCATCCATGATGAGAAAATCTCCCTCGTTGCCTCTGGTGACCGTAGTGTCATACAGCAGGATCGTACCAACATCATCGGAGATGGATGCAATCGGCACATCATAATTGACTACCTCTGCGGAGACGATGGTTTTAAAGTCTTTTCTTCTTTTGATGAATGCAACCATATCAGACACTCCTAAAGTAATAATAGACTTTGACCGTGGCACGGCCTGCAATATCACTGTCGGCAGACATAAGCAGAACGCAGTCTTCATTGACCGGAACACGGGGAAACGGCTCATAAGCCAGATCCACATTGTTCAGCGCATCACTTGTTTTGCCACCTGCGTCCGTGATCTCCACCTTGCACTTTCCGTAGAATGTGGAGACGGTGAAAGATTCGTTGTCGCTTAAGGTTGCATTCAATGCACAGACACCGTAAGTGATGTTGCTAGAGCTACCCACCAGACTGATTTTGGGGTTGATGATCGCACCCTTGTAGGTCAGTTCAAATGCCGCCGGGATATGACCTCCTGCAGGAATATCTGCCGCCATGCTGCCAGCGCTGGAGGAAGAATAAATCAGATCCGCATGATAGCTGAAGGGGTACTTCAGTACAGAGCCGGACTCCGTTGACATGGACATACTGGTAGGTGCTGCCCGATACCAGGGAGACAGGCAGGCAAAGGATGCAGGAACAGAGAGCCACCGGGTATCCGTCAGTTCCGTTTTTGTAAGGTAACTGATATAGATGTCCCGGTAGAACTCTGTGTTTCCGTAAGGCTTATAGATAAGGTGAAGAGAAGCCGAGCCGCTGCACCAATCCACAAAAGAGCGGTAGTCGCCATAGGCATTGTCTCCAATGAACACCAGGTCGCAGGTTACGGTGCTTTGCGGCTCGGAATTTCTCGAAATTTCTCGAAAGAAGCCATTATGGATATCTGCAAAATCGGAGGGCATGGTCATACCCAAACCCGCCGGGTTGGACAGGAAGATTCCTTCTTCGCCGTTGAGGGGCAATCTGCTGCCGATCTCGTTTTCAAGATAAAACTTTCTCAAATTGCCGCCCCCAATCGTGCGTTGAATTTCAGATACAGATAGTCGATGGTCGCCTGATCCAGAGTCTGAGGATAGATGTTGATAGTCGTCTGAGAGTTGCCTCCGGACACACCAGAGGTACCGGCACCCGTACTGGATACACCTCTGACCGTGATTTCCGGATTCAGAGAGGTATTCATATCAGTAGCCAGATCATTGACTGCATCACTGATACCCTTGCTCATGTCCAGGGTTGCCTTGACCGCTTCGTCACCGTCACGTGTAATGGCACCAGACAAACCCTGTACCATCATCTGGCCCGCCCAATCAAACAGGTCGGAAGGGCTGTGGATGCCGAAGTAATCGCAGATACCATTCCAGATGGACTGAATCCATGCGGATACCTTCGACCAGAGCCAGCTTGCCAGAGATTGGATGCCCTGCCACAAACCACGAACGATGTTTGCACCAACGCTCTCGATCTGTCCCATGGAAGAGGTAAAGGCCTGGACAATACCACCAATAATCTGCGGTACTGCCCTGACGATCTCCACGATCATGGAGGGCAGATTCTTGATCAGTGCAACAAAGACCTGGAAGCCGGTAACGGCAATAAGGTCAATGTTATCGATGAGCGCATTAGTAATGCCACCCACGATCTGCGGAATGGCAGTAAGGATCGTGGTAATGATCTGAGGCAAAGCCTGGATCAGAGAGATCAGAAGCTGGATACCCGCCTGAACGATCTCCGGAATGGATGCCAGGGTGGCGGACACCAGATTGTCGATGATCTGGGGAATGGCGGTCAGAATGGTGGTAATGATGTGAGGTAGATCCGTGATCAGAGAACTGATCAGCTGGAAGCCGGTCTGGATGATCTTGGGGATAGACCCAATGAAGAAGGAAATGACAGAGTTGATGATGGTGGGCAGGGCTGCGATCAGCACGGGAAGTGCATCCAGCGTACCTTCCGTAAGTCCGGTCATCAGCTGTAAGGCTGCGTCCAGAACCAGGGGCATACTGTCGAGCAACCCGGTGACAATGGTCACGACCGCTTCAACTGCCGCCGGGATCAGTTCCGGTAATGCCGAGCCAAGACCTCCCACAAGGGTGGTGACCAGCAATACAGCGGCTTCCACAATAAGCGGCAAGTTATCGATCAGTGCCTGCGTTATGGTCAGGATCGCCTGTACCGCTGCCGGGGTCAGTTCTGGTAGCAAACTGAGTAGTGTGGTCAGCACAGACGAGAATAGGTCGGTCACTGTCTGAAGCACCATGGGGAGCAATTCACCCAAAGCCGTCAGAATTGTGGCTACCACAATGGGAAGCACATCCACAATATTCTGAAGGACGGGAACAACATTGTCCTTGACCGCTTCAAAGGCGTCCACCATGTTTTCGGTCAGATTCTGCATATCCGCATCAGCATTGCCCAGACCCGCAACAAAGGAGTCAATGGATGCCTTCATCAGACCGATGGAGCCGGAGATGGTCTCAGTAGCTTCTCTTTCAAAGTTGCCAGCGTACTGTTGGGTCTTTTCCAGGAAGTAGGCCATGGAGACCTCTGCCTTTTCCGCATTGGACATCTCTTTCCATGCCTTTTCATAGCCGTTGGCCATGGCATAGGCTTCCAGGGTAGTGTTGTTCATGGCAACACCCAGATTGTCCATCATGGTGTAGTTGCCTTTAGCAGCACCGGTCACCGCTTCCAGAGCGGCTTCTGTATCGATACCCATGACGGATGCCATATCTGCTGCTCTCTGCATGGCCTGGGTAGTCATCTCCAGAGACTGCTGTTGGGTTAAGCCGCTGCCCTGGAACAGAGCGCCCATCTTATTGGCGGTGGCCAGATATTCGCTCTGGGAAGTACCCATAGTGCGGTAGGCTTCCTCGGAAATGGACATCAGTTCATTGGCATAGTCACCGTAGACGGCAACCGCGCCGCCCATGTTCTGCTCCAACTCACCGAACTGCTCAATGACACCGGAGGCCAGTTTTACGGTGGCAGCACCAGCGGCAACCACAACCGTACCCATAGCCGCACCGACGCTCTTCAAAACAGTACCGAGGCCACTGAAACTCTTCTCAGAATCTTCAGCGGCCTCGGCGGCATCTTCCAGTTCCTCACCCATGTCATCGGCTTCCCTGGAGCAATCGTCCAGTTCACGCTCCATGTCATTAAGGGCAGCTTTGGCATTATTCAGTTGGATCTGCCAGCTTTGTGTCCGGCGGTCGTTCTCACCGAAGGACTCGGTGGCATTGTCCAGAGCCTTCTGGAGCATTTCGATCTTCTGCTTCTGAGCGTCGATCTGGGTGGTGAGGGTCTTAGTCCTTGCCGCCAGAGCTTCCGCAGAATTATCGTTTTTACTGAACTGGGACTGCACCAGCTTCATTTCAGAGCCGAGGACTTTGAAGGACTGGTTGATATCACTCAGCGCCTTCTTAAACTCCTTCTCACCCTCAAGGCCAATTTTCAGGCCAAAGGTATCAGCCACGGACAAGCACCTCCTTCTCAGATGCCATCCGGGATGATCTCGTCAATGAAAACCTCCCGTTTGGGTCTGGTAATGCCGTTGTACTGCTTATGGCACTCCCAGAGATCCAGGAGCAAGCCAAAGGGCATCAGCCAGACTTCCTCCCAGGACAGACGAAGCTGTGCGATGCCGTAATAAAGCAGTCGGGTAAATAACTCCTCGTCACTTACCCGACTGCTGCGTTTTTTGTATCGTCCTCACTGACGATGTTTCGCTTGGTGCCCTTCTGCAGGGCTTCGGTGATAGCACCCTTGTAAGATGCAAGATCTGCGGGAGTAGTCAGCAGTTCCACGACCTCCTCCGTCAGAAGCTCACGGGGAGAATCATTGTGCCGGAGATTATGGATCTGAATAGACTGGTTGGCCAGAAGCGTAATGAGCCAGACGATTTCGTCGATGGCCATTTCAAAATTCTCAGGCCGCATCAGCTTATCGCCCAGATTTTCCAGGCCACCGTATCGACCGGCAATCAGCTTGGTAGCACGGGTGGTCAAAACCAGAGCATATTCTTCCTCACCGATGGTGATAACAGCAGTTCTTTCAGTATACATAGCTCCTCCTTATCAGACGGCATAAGAAGGCTCGTAGACCTCATTATACCAGTTAACGATGGTTTCTTCCGTTACAGAGGCATCACCCTCAGTGACCTCTGCCTTCCAGGGGTGCTTGCCTCTGGTGTCGGGCTTGTTCCGGCGAAGAATGGTACCTTCAATGGTGGGAGTGGAGAAGGTAATACTGTCTCCCTTGGTGGCCATATTCGCCGCAGGGATACCAAACTTTACACGGTACAGCCAAAAATAGCGGTACTTTCCGTTGGCCTTCTTCGCCCGGAAGCCGACTGCCACAGGAGTACCGCCGTCTTCACTGGTGGACACGATGACACCGTTAGCATCAATGGTAGCACCTGTCAGATCGGACGCTGCCGCAGAACCGATATCATCCACACCCAGAGTCAGTTTACCGCTCTTAAATTCCTTAACGATCTCCGCAGCACCGTCATCTGCGTACAGAGTTGCCTCTGCCAGTTCGACGGACAGATCAGCGGACATCGCCTTTGCCAGCTGTACAGGCTTTTCATAACTTTCCTCACCGTTGGAACCGTCGGTGATTTTTGCATAGTACAGCTTATCCAGACCAATTGTAGCCATGGTCATTCCTCCATTTCATAATAATGCGCCACATCAATGGCATAGTTGTGATAACCGGTATCGTCATCGTGACCTACATACCGGCGCTCTGTAATGGTCAGATCCGCAGCCAGAATAGCCCGGATAAGAGAGTTCTTTCGTTTTGTATAGCTCCCCTTCGTAAAAAGAGAGAGCCGGACCGCCTGGATATCCACACCGGGACCGTTATCCGCATGGATATCAAAAGTGTCCGTAAGAGGAGTCAGCACAAGGTATTCTGTAGGCGCAATCCCGGAAAAAACTCCGGTTTCTACCGGGATACCAATCTCATTCGCTATTGTTTTCAGATCCGCAAGCACACTCATAACTTCTCCACCTCTGCTTCCAAGGTATCCTTCATGGTTTGAATGCACTCCTTACGGGAGGCAGTTTTGGCGGGTTTAAGGAAAGGCTTGGGAGCCTGGCCATGCTTTCCGTACTCCAGAATATTGGCGATTTTGGCATTGCTCCCACCATCGGAACGAGGCTCGGCGAAACCGACCTTGATGTCATGGTTGCCGGAGCCATCCACCTTCACGGGAGACAGACCCAAAGCACCAGCCAACTCGCCGGTAGACCGGGAATCGTACTTGGTACCGGCACCGATCACGGCAGTAAGGTTGCCCCGGACTTTTTCCAGAACCACCTCACCACCGGCTTCCAGTACCGTTTCTGCAATGCCATCCATGTTGGAGCCCAGACGGGACAGCTTTAAAAGAAAATCCTCCGGCATTTTAATATCAGCTTTCGCCACTGGCAACCACCTCTTTCGCAAGGCACTCCAGATACATACCCCGGCCTTTCACATTTTCGATGCTGGTGATTTCATATTCACGGCCCCCACACAGGATCGTCATATCGTTACTGACCTCCACATGGGGAATGACCCTGAAGCGGAAAAGGTCGGTGGCATCCGTGAAAGATGCCCGGTTAGACCATCGTTCACTGCCATGTCGCCCTTCCTGGTATGCCCTTACGGAGGCTACCGTATTGCTTACGACAGTAGCGAAGCCTTCTGCATCCAATGCAACTTCCTTTCTGCACAGGGCAATCCTGGTGTTCATCATGCCGATTGACATATACTACACCTTCCAATCCCGGTCAAGCCGGAACAGCAGATTGACAGTATGCCATACCTGCTGTCCGGCCTGAACATTGTCAGAAAAGAAACCACCGGTACTGCCATCTCTGGACTCGTAGAAATGTGTGGCCAACATGATGACAGCCTGCTCGGTTGTAGGTGACATTGGATCTACCTGGTAAGACCCTGCCGGGATGTGCTGAAAGCCTTCCGCATAGGAGATGGCAGCGGCAATGTAGCTCCGCAGCAAATCATCATCCTCGGAATGCTCCAGGATCAGATTCTGTTTGACCTTACTCAAAAGAGCATCCATCATCGCTGCCACCTCCGGTTATCAGGCAGATGCCTTCATCTTCAGCAACTTCACCGCCTCGGGCAGAACCAGCTTGCCGTCGACACGCTCCTTGGCAACGAAACCAACCATACCGTTACCGGCAAACAGTTCCTTCAGTTCAGCGAAAGAACGGGTGCCGCGGTCGCCGATGTTGTAGTAGCTGTAATCGCCGAATGCAATGGCGGGCTTGCCTGCCTCAATCACAGGAAAATAGGGAGAGGTGTAGACCTTGTAACCAAGGATACGACCGGGTTCGCCGTCCTCAACAGAGTCATGCCACAGGGGGTGGCCATTCTGATCCTTCAGCTTACGCAGGACGCCAATGGTCTGGTCATTGGTCAGGAAAGCAGCATTCTTGCGGTAGGGACGCTTCAGAGAGTAAACCAGATCCACCAGTTCATCGTAAGTGATCTTGTTGGTGGCAGAAGCAGTTACACCCACTTCAGCACCACCGGCATCTGCCAGCAGACCCAGGGGCTGACCTACACCACTACCGTTGAGGAATGCATCCTCTTCTGCATTGGCCAGGGCCTTGGAGAACTGACGCAGGATGTACTTTTCGAGGCCGAAAGAATTGTCATACAGTAGTTCCTCGGTGACCTTAACTGCCACGTGCAGCTTGTGGGCATCCAGATTGATCTGTGCAAAGGTGGCATCACCGAAAGTCAGAGCCTCGCCCTCATCGATCCAGGCGGCAGCAGGCTTGGTAGCTGCGATATTGATCTTACGCTCACCCGCAGTGGTAATGGTAGTACCCAGGCGACGGAACACATTGTCCTCTTCCAGGGATTCGATCAGACGGGAGTCATACTCCTCGGGGACCAGATAGCCGCCATCAGCGTCAATACCCTCGGACAGGACATTGGAGATGATACGGAAATTGGTACGCAGTGCCTTCAGCATACCTTCACGGTATTCATCAGATGCACGGCCAGTCTTGGGCTGCTCACCGGTAGCCTTGCCGCCCATGGGCTGGTTAGTGATGGGGGTGGAAACAGGCTTGGACAGATCAGCATCGATTGCCTCGCGGCGCTCCATGCGCTTGATCTCGTTGGTCAGAGCTGCCAGATCCTTCTCCATACCAGCATAGGTGGCATCATCCTCAGCAGACAGCACACCCTTTTCGTTACGGTGGGTTTCCAGGAAACCGTCCATAGTAGCCAGCAGCTTGGTTCTCTTCTCACGCATTTCGATAATAGTCATATTCATTTCCTCCATTTAAGTGTAGTTTTTAATAGCTTTTAGTTCCGCTTTCAGTGCATCTACAGAACGACCTGCAGACTCCTTCACAGCGGGTGTGGGCTGGATTTTGCACTTGGCGGCGATCTTGTCCATAAGGCAGTTCATAACGGTTGCCTTGGAAAAGAGCATGGATACATTGGGAATGCCCATGGCTTCTGTTTCGCCGGATCGGCTGAGAACACCATCCGCAAAACCAAGTTCAACCGCCTTATTAGCATCCATCCAGGTCTCAGCATCCATAAGGTGGCTGAGCTTCGCCCGGGAAAGACCAGTCTTGATGGCATAGGCATTGATGATGGAATCCTTCACGCTGCCAAGCATCGCAATGGCCTGCTGCATTGCACCGGAATTTCCGTATGCAACGGTCATGGGGTTGTGAATCATCAGCATGGATACCGGGGACATCAAAACCCTGGCACCTGCCATGGCGATAACGGACGCAGCAGATGCCGCAATGCCGTCGATTTTCACCGTGACGCTGCCAGGGTATTCCATCAGCATATTGTAGATTTGAGCGGCTGCAACGCAGTCACCACCGGGGCTGTTGATCCAGACGGTCACATCACCGGTACCGGCCATGAGTTCATCTTTGAATAGCCGGGGTGTGACATCATCGTCAAACCAGCTTTCTTCTGCGATTGTGCCGTTCAGATGCAAGATCCGCTCCGCCGGAGCCGTCTCCGTCGCTGCCTGGTTCGTCCAGTTCCAGAACTTCTTCATTTCCGTTTTCCTCCTTCCCGGAATTATCGGTTGTATTGGCAAATGCTCCTGCATCTCGCATGGGGAGCATATTGCCGTTGATGAGGTAAAGGTCACCGCCTTCTTCGGCAGGGATACGGTCCAGGTTTTCCAGTTCCCGAATGTCATTGGCGGACATCCAACCGTTCTGCCGTCCGATTGCGTAACCATTCATACGACTCTGATAGTCGCCGCGCAGCAGACCTTCCAGATTGAATTTGAAGAAATACTTCTCTTTTTCCATGTGGTTCAACAATGCCCTCTGTAGGGACTGCTCCCACCGGATGACCCAGGGATCGAGGGTATATTTCACAAATTCCATGGACTGCTGCTCAATATTGGAAAAGCTCGACTTCTCCAGGTCACCCACCATATGGGGCGGTACACGGAAAATTCGAGCAATCTCATTGATCTGAAATTTACGGGTTTCCAGGAACTGCGCCTGTTCCGGTGAAATGGAAATGGGGGTATATTTCATACCTTCTTCCAGAATTGCCACCTTACCGGAATTGGAAGCGCCACCGAACTGGCTCTGCCAAGTCTCCCGGAGTCTGGCAGGATCACGGATCGTACCGGGATGCTCCAACACACCGGAAGGGGCTGCACCATTGGCAAAAAACCTGGCACCAAACTCCTCGCAGGCGATGGCCATGCCGATGGCGTTTTTCGCCATCGCAATGGGACTGTAGCCCACCAGTCCGTCAAAGCCGAGGCCTGGGATATGCAGCACATCGGTTGGTTTCAGAATGACCGTGTGTTCCTTGTCCCGGATCGCCTCATCTGATCCACGGTAATAGCTGTAATAAAGCTGACCGTTGCCATCACGATCCACGGACATCTTATTGGGCATTAGCGGATACAGGGCAACCACTTCATTCTTTCCGTTACGGATCATCTGTGCATAAGCATTGCCCCAGAGGAGCAGATGGGTCATGAGGGTCTCCCGGAATACAAAGGAACTCATTTCCGGGTTAGGTTCGTCATGGAGAAGTCGGTACAAAGGGTGGTCTATAGCTTTCTCTTTTCCTCCGGATTCTGTGTATCGGTACAGATGCAGAGGCAATCCTGCCACAGCTTCTGCCAGAATACGGACACAGGAATAAACAGCGGTCATCTGCATGGCCGATCGCTCTGTGACAGATTTTCCGGAAGTAGTACCACCCATGTAAAAGGTGTAGCTGCTACCGGCTGTTCTGTTTTGGGGCTTATCCCTTGATCTGAAAATGCCTGTTAAAAGGCCCATTAGGATTCATCCTCCTTCAGTAGTTCTTTCAGCGAAGCAAAAAACGCTCTGCTTTTGATGGATTCACCCCGTGCGAGGCATTCCTCTTCATAAGCAAAGCGTTTCTCCAATTGTTCTGCGGAATAGTGTTTTACAAAATTCCGCCAGGTCATTTTGTCCCATTCTAATAACTGCTGCCACTTTTCTGGAAAATGCTTCCGTAGCTTTCGCATTTCCTCATAGGACTGTAAGGGACAGCACCAACAGGATACCCGGGTAAAGATGTCATACAGACCATCCCAGTCAAAGCCACGCTCCCTACAGTAGGCCAGGCAGTCAGCTTCGGTCATGCCCCATTCCACAAGAGGGTACTGTAGATCCCGGACACGGTGCTGTTCATCGGCTGCAATGCCAATGTACTGAATGATTTCATGATCCTTTGCCAGTTCCTTCAGGTACCTATTGATGGGCCGGGTTTTCAGAACTGCGGTACACCAACGGTTCCGAGGGCCTGCCCAACTGAAACCTTTCTGTCCAGTCAGTTTGGGATTCTTCCGCTTTGGGGAATGTTCCAGAAAGTAGTATTCAAAAGGCCGCTGTGCCTTGAGCCGGACGATTGGCATACCGATATACTGTTCCAACTTATCGATGTGCCGGTACATGGCTTCAAATTCCAGGCCGGTATCGCAAAACAGGACTAGATCAACAGGTCTCCCTTCTTCCAGAAGTCGTAGGAGCATCGCTGTTGAGTCCTTGCCGCCGGATAGGGACACAACATATAAAATTTTCCTTTCCATTGTGCCTCCAATCATATAAACAAAATGCCCCGGTCATCGTAGACCGAAGCACCAGAATCATTGCCGCAGCGGATCGCCCGGTCAAGCGCCATGATGGTGGCCACCGCTCCGTCGATCTTCTCTGTGGACTTTTCCTTATCGGGTTTGATATTACCGGCTGGGTCGGTGCGAATGAAGATGTTATCCATCATCCACCGCAAGACAGGGTGACCGCCATGGGCAATCCGCTCCTCTAGAACCAGCTTCATCAGTTCCTTGGTGGGCGGCGACATATCCTTGAAACCCTGTCCGAAGGGCACCACTGTGAATCCCATGCCTTCCAGGTTCTGAACCATCTGGACTGCGCCCCAACGGTCAAAGGCAATTTCCCGGATGTTATATCGTTCTCCCAGCCGCTCAATGAATTTTTCAATGTAGCCGTAGTGAACCACATTGCCTTCCGTGGTCTGCAGGAATCCCTGTCGCTCCCACACATCGTACGGCACATGATCTCGGCGGACTCGCAGATCCAGGTTATCTTCCGGAATCCAGAAGTACGGCAGGATCACATATTTGTCATCCTCATCACCAGGAGGAAAGACCAGTACCAACGCTGTGATATCCGTTGTGGAGGAAAGGTCAAGGCCACCATAGCAGACCCGTCCTTCCAGGTCATCTTCTGTTACGGCGAGCTCGCATTTATCCCATAGATGCATCGGCATCCAGCGGATGGCCTGCTTCACCCATTGGTTCAGACGGAGCTGCCGGAAAGCATTCTCCTCACCGGGATTCTGTTTTGCAGATTCACAGGCATCTCTGACCTTATCGATGGCAACGGTGATACCCAACGAGGGATTTGCTTTCTTCCAGGTTTTGGGATCTGTCCAGTCATCCTCCTCATCGGCACCATAAATCACAGGATAAAAGGTATGGTCGATTTTCCGACCTTCGATAATATCTTTGGCCTTCTGGTGGATCTCATAACAGATGGACTTCGTATCATTACCGGCAGTGGTGATCAGAAAGTACAACGGCTGCATACGGGCATCGCCGGAGCCTTTGGTCATGACATCGAACAGCTTTCTGTTTGGCTGGGTATGCAACTCATCGAAAACAACTCCATGGGTGTTAAAGCCATGCTTGTTACCGACATCGGCTGAAAGCACCTGGTAGATACTTCCCGTTGGCTGATAGATCAGCCGCTTCTGGGAATCCAGTATCTTTACCCGTTTTTCCAGGGCAGGACACATACGCACCATGTCAGCCGCCACATTGAAAACAATGGATGCCTGCTGACGGTCAGCAGCACAGCCATAGACCTCGGCTCGTTCTTCACCATCACCGCAGGTCAGAAGCAATGCAACAGCGGCAGCTAGTTCGGATTTTCCCTGTTTTTTAGGGATCTCGATATAAGCGGTATTAAACTGCCGGTATCCGTTGGGTTTGAGCGTACCAAACACATCCCGGATGATCTGCTCCTGCCAGTCAATCAGTTCAAAGGGCTGTCTTGCCCAGGTGCCTTTGGTATGACACAGGCACTCAATGAAGCCGACCGCATAATCAGCGGCAGCTTTATCATAGTGGGACCCCTTCGCCATGAACCGGGTAGGTTTATACTTCTTCAGCTTCCGAATTTGCGATCACCTCCCGAGCAAAAAGAAAAGTCACACCGAATCAGTGTGACTAACCAAAGAAGGAACAGAGCCTTTCGGCTCCGTCCCAGATACACTTATTCAAAATCAGTGGTTCTCACTGAAAATGAGGATCTGCAATGCCATCTCGACATCCTGATCCACAGGATGCATATCCCAACCTCTGTCATAATTGCAGACGGTTTCACCCTTTCGCTTGAGGGTCAGTTTGCTGATGCGGCCACCGTCAATTCCGAACCGGGAAGGCTCATCAAAGACCTTGATCCAGTAGTGAATCCAACTGGAATTGACCCTTATTGCTCCTTCTTTCCACATGGTTCTTCCTCCTCGGTTGCATCATCTTTTCCGAAAAGCATGGCCATTACCATCTGACCACCCAACCGGAAGCCTTCGATAAAGCCATCTTCTTCGATCAGTGCATCCAGATAATTGTGTTCTGCAATGTATTCCTCAAACATGGTGATCTGCTCCGGAGAAAGGGATTTCCGGAAAGTTGAAGCGAGATCTGCAATACGGCGATCCTGCTGAAACCGCTTTGAGGTTTTGTCGATCATCCGGCCACAAGGATCAATGTTGCCGCCGTACAGCTGCGAAATCAAATGCCGGTACATTACTCCACCACCTTTCGGCAGTGATCTTCGCCATAGACCACACCCAGGCCGGAACCACAATCCCAAGCCACATGGATCGTGCCAATGGAATCTACGGAAATCACTGTACCCTTGCATCCGGGAATCAGTTTGGTGTTATAGGGATCATTCATGCTGATAAGCTCTACTCTCGTCCCCTTGGGGTACTGTTCCCGGAGGCTCTGAAGCATCTCTCTTGAAATCACTCGCATTCTTCTACCTCCTTCCGGATACCTGCTTTAAAGGCGGTGCTGCCGGAAAGGTTGCGGAGCAGGATCTTCCGGGCGGTTTTGTACTCCTCACCGATGAAACCGAGCCGCAGGAGGAAGCATCGGAAGGCATACTTCTCATTATCGACTTCCTTCTCTTTCGTGCTGATCCGCTTCTGATTCCGGGCCATCTCACACAGTTTGCAGATGAAATTATCATATGCAATGATTTCTTCCGGAGTGGGTTCGCCGGGAAACCAGGGGAAGCTGACTTTGTGTTCCGTTACCTCAATGGGCAATTCCTGGACACCTAGGGCTTTTCGGATCAGATCTCCCTTGACCTTTACGATATTCTGGAGATTGGCAAGATTTGCATCCGTAAAAATGGTGCGAGGCATGGAAATGCAGATGCCGTGAAAATCAGTGTTATTGGGATCTGCGCTCATTTCAATGTCGAATTCCTCAGAATACAGATGCTGCGTCAGTCGCTCAATGGCATCTTCAGAAAGACCGTCGCTGATAACGAGGCTGCCCGTCTTGTCGATGGTAATGCAACCCACCTTGTAACTGAAACTAGGTGCGCCGCAGTACTGAGGCGGAAGATCCAACCATGTAGAAATGGTTTGCACCAAGCGTTTCCGCTCAGAACCCTGTGCGTTGATAATGATAGTCATGTGTAAAACCTCCTTGTTTTTGGGTAGTACACATATTCGCTCTACATCCCCTAAATAGCAAGTTGTTTATCCTCCAGGATATGTAGAATTAGATTTCATCAGATTGTGTATAAAACACAATACCGGCAAGCACAAAAAATACGCAAGGCAACGCAACCCCGTTACCCCACATTTTGTACTCTGCGGCATCAGAATGAGGATTTTTGATCCACTTGATGATTTGATTCCGACTCCGGGGTTTGGTACCGGGACTGACGATCCTGCGATGGGTTTCCCAAACCTCCGTCCAGAATGCAATTTCCTCTTCGGTGGGGTCTTCTGTACCCAGGGAATCACACCACCAGTCCGGGAACCCCTGCAATCTGGCACATTCCGTAGGAGTCAACCGCCGGACAGAGTACATAGGCGTTCCATTGCCATTGATGAGAGGGGGATCTTTATAATCGGACGCACACAGCGTGGCTGCGACCTCCTCATCTGCCTTCATGAAGAAGGAGGCTTTACTGGCACAGAACGTTTTATTTTCCACAATTGCCACACCCCCCTGGTTGCAGGAGGGGTTACCTCCATTGGCATCTAGCGTGCGTGTAGTCGCTGCCTCATAGAATCCACTATGGGGATTGGCAGACTTCATGGCATTGGAGTCCTTGGAACAGATTCCAAATACCATAGCCGATTCTTCCCGGACAACGAAAGGCTGATTGTTACCACCAGTGCCATAGGTGGCCGCTACTGTGGGTGCTGTTTCAAGGGGACCGGTATATCTGGTATCCTGGCTATGATTTTCAAAGACTGCTGTCTCCTCCAGTACCACAGGAGGATGGTGGGCTTCTGCCCGGAGTGTGCAGGTGACCTCATGGGTCACATCCATCCGGCTACCGCCCTGGTCATTCAGAACCACACCATTTCTTCCGGTAGACATTCCACAGTTCACTCCAAGGGTAGATGCGACAGGAGACAATGTGCCGTTGTACCCGTCTAAGCCAAGGCCTGTAATTCCAGTGCAATTCTCAGTACCTCCGGCAACTCTTTGCCACGCTCGGAAGCTCTCCGGAGAATACCGCGACAGGCCCTCGGACTTAAAAAGTACCGATCCGGCACATTGGCCATTAAGATCTCCGACAAGAAAGATGCGTTTTCTGCGTTGGGGCAAACCCCAATATTGGCAGTCGAGAGTTCGGTAAGCAACGCTCCATCCGTCTCCCATATAGCAGTCAGCGTATGGCCATCCGTTTTTCTCAGGCATAGGCACCTGGGTTTCCGGCTCGGCAAGGCCGATGACTGCTTCAAGGACTGCTTTGAAGTCCCGACCGGAATTGGAGCTAAAGGCGCCCGGGACATTTTCCCAACACACCCAGCGGGGGTATTTGCCATTGGTGGCACACCTCATTTCTCTGATGATTCGGATGGCTTCATAAAACAGGACAGACTGTTTTCCGTCCAGGCCAGCACGAAGTCCGGCAACGGACATATCGGTGCAGGGAGAACCAAAACAGATGATATCCACCGGCTCAATCCTGCCGCCATCCATGGCAGAAATGTCACCGTAATGCTTCATATCCGGTAGCCGCCTTGTGGTGACCCGAATAGGAAACGGCTCGATCTCCGATGCCCACACAGGGGTGATACCAGAGAGCAAGCCGCCCAGGGGGAAACCACCGGAGCCATCAAACAGACTACCCATGGTCAGATTTGTACTCATTTTCTCTTCTCCACTTCCTTCACCAGTTCTGCATAGGTGAACTTCACACCATCCCGGATCACATAGACATTGTCCGCATCGCCGGTATTATCCACATACCGGCGGAGAATCACAGATGCGTATTTTTCATCTAGTTCCATAGTATAGCAGATTCTGTTCATCTGCTCACAGGCCATGAGCGTGGAACCGCTGCCGCCGAAAGTATCCAACACCAGGGCATTCTCCCGGCAGGAGTTACCGATGGGATAGCACAGCAGATCCAGGGGCTTGGATGTGGGATGGTGGTTATTCTTGGTCTGCTTGTCGAAGTTCCAGACAGTGGTTTGACTGCGATCAGCATACCATGCGTGCTTGCCGTTGGGCAGGTATCCGTAGAGGATCGGCTCGTGCCGCCACTGGTAGTCCGAGTAACCAGGTACCAGAGCATTCTTGGCCCAGATGCATACCCCCTGCAGATGGAAGCCGGAGTCGATATAAGCCTTACGGAAAATATGACCTACCGTATCTGCATGGAACACATAGCTGACACCGCCGGGCTCTAGGCTGTTTGCCATATTGGTGAAGCACTTAAGGAGGAACTCATAGAACTCCTCATCTTTGATGCTGTCATTCTGAATGGTCAGGCCTGTGGAACTTTTGAAGGACACACCATAAGGAGGATCAGTCAGAACCAGATTGGCTCTCTTTCCGTCCATGAGTGTAGCGACATCCTCCTCTGAAGTAGCATCAGCACAATACAGCTTGTGCCTGCCCACATACCACATATCGCCCTGCTGAACGAAGGTAGCTTCCTCCAAAGCAGCGTTCAGATCGAACTTATCGTCCTTGCCTTCCTTTTTGTCGGTGGCGGAGAACAGATCATCGATTTCAGCTGCCTCAAAGCCGGTAAGGGATACATCGAAATCAGCACCCTGTAGGTCTGCAATCAGCAGAGCCAGTTTGTCATTGTCCCAGGCACCGGAGATCTTGTTCAGAGCAATATTCAGTGCCTTTTCCTGATCTTCCGGCATATCCACCACAACACAGTCAACTTCCGTGATGCCCAGATCCTGCAGTACCTTCAGACGCTGATGGCCACCAACAACTCTGCCGGTAGCCTTATTCCAGATCACAGGCTCCACATACCCAAACTGCTGTAGAGAACGCTTCAGCTTTTCATACTCAGGATCGCCGGGTCGCAGATCCTTGCGGGGGTTATAGTCTGCAGGAAGCAGGTCCGCCGCATTTTTCTTTTCAATGATCATACAAGACCCCACTCAGCGAACTTCTCAAATCCGCCAACTGCACGGATGAAGTCTCTCGCTGTTTCTACGATTTCTTCGTAAGAGATACCATTTACTGTCTCATCGCCAATAGCGCAGCACAGTTCCACCGTTTTGCCCAGACGCTGAGCCTCCAACCAGGCATAGATATTTACGGACACATCAGCCTTACTGAGATCTTTGCCGTGCAAGCCACCGCCGGTAACAGAGTCAGCCATATCGCTACCCAGCTTCCGGTTGGTAGCACCAGTGTCTACATTGGGGCCACCCGTCCAGTCGCCCAGAGGATTGATCTCCGCATAAGGGTAATCAACGCTCAGTTCCTCGGAATCCGCATGACTCTGGCAAATGATGACGCGACCGCCGTCCATGATGTATTTACCATCATAGGGGTGCTTTTCATAAATGGCACGAGCCAGTGCAGACAGATCTTTCTGCTCCTCGGTCATGGGAACACCCTTGAAGATACCGTTATCGCCGCAGCGAATGGCATCTTCCTGGTTTCTTGCCAGGTGCCGATCCTGGGGAACAATGACCACATCCGTCTTTACATTACCGGCAATGCGGTGGATGGCATTCTTCACTTTCTTGGGATTCAGCATAGCAGAGGTCTCCACAATGGCATGGCAGATACCATGGCCGATCAGCACCTCGACCGCCACCTTGGGATCGATCTGCGTTTCATAGGCGATGTCCACGATGGCACCGGCAATACGATCCGCAATCTTATCGGGATGGGAGGGATTCACTTTTTCAAACATAACTTTTATCCTTTCCTGGATTGTAATAGTCGTTCCATTGGATCATCCTGCACACCGCCGGAGTATTCGCCGGTACAGTTTTCACGGACAATTTGGAAAATCTCCGACCACAGACGGTTGGCCTGGGTCTGATACTTATCTGCAATCGCTACATAGGGAGACTGGATGGCTGCACCTGTTGTGGGGTGTTTGGCCAGAAATCCCAGTTCACTGTTGATAGCCTCACACTGCATCCATCTGGCGATGCTCATTGCGTAGCGTTCAATGAGTATCGGTGAAACCAGGGACGCACATTCTCTTTCAGAAAGCCAGTTCCACACACGTTCATAGATTTCGGCTGCGCACAGGGTTGATCCATCCTTCTGAGTGGCAGAAAGATACTCAGGTGGTTTGGGCATAGACTGCCCTTCAAGATTTGCCGCGCTGTCTCGAAAATCAATAAGTGTCAGTGGCCTCTTTCCCAGGTTACCTTCTGCCAATTTCTCGGCAATCGGCTTTTTTGGCCTGCCGCCAGAGCCTGGCTTGGGACCCCTTTTGCCCAATTCATGTCACCTCATTTCCTACCGGGGCCTATTCCCCTAAAAACTTTTGCGAATTTTTACACGAAGCCCCGGGCCGCTGCCCCGATATAAAAGCCACAGAGATTTTTACCCCCCTACCGGTCACCCAGTTCATGGTGGATCTTGTTGTGGCAGGATCGACACAGGGACATAAGGTTTTCCCTGGCATGGGTGCCGCCTTTAGAAATCGGGATCTTGTGATGCACCTCTGCCGCAGCAATCAGTTTTCCTTCTTTCTCACACTGCTCACACAGAGGATGTTGGCTGATGTGTCTGTCACGGATGCGTTTCCAGGCACGGCCATACTTTTTGTTGATATCCGGCGCTCGTTCATACCTGTTGTACTGTCTGCGTGCAACCGCCGCATGATCCTCACAATACTGACCATCGGTCAGCTTTGGACAGCCGGGGTATGAGCATGGCCTCTTGGGTCTACTTGGCACGCTTATCCTCCTTCTTCAGAAATTGCCGCAGCTTATACCGGAGGATGTAGTATATCTGCTCCAGATAGGAAACCTTTCTGTAGCCCATACCATCACCTCCGCAGGGCATGAAAAAAGCCCTCACAGGATTGCTCCCGTGAAGGCTGTTCCCATATTCATTTGGCGATTATAATAATATCATAAGTCCAATATGACATACTATGAACTTTACTGTACTCTTTCAGGAAATCGAACAACTTCCAGAGCCTTTTTGTGCAGGCGGAAGGTATATTCGATGCTGTAGTTCATATCCACGGCAATCTGCTCCCAGGTTTTGAAGCACAGATACCGCAGCTCCAACAGTGTCTGATATTCCGGATTCTCCACCGCTTTGATGACAGAAACCATTTCACGCTTCAAATCGACTAGAGCATCGATGTCCCGGTTGATGTCATCTTCCAGATCCACGATCTTTGCGATGATATCCTGCATCTTGTAAACATTCCGGCTACCGCCACCTGGCATATCACTCATGGTGGCGGTGGCCTTGGTAGTCAGACCACGGAGGGAAAGCACCTGCTCCAGCTTGCTGTTGATACGCTGATCCAGACGATAAGCCTGTCCCAGATACTCCTTAGCGGTCATTCTTGGTCTCCTTTCCGGTGGCGGACTGCCGCTTCAGTTTTTCGGCAGCCTGCTTTCTGATTGCACGGTTCTTTTTTCGGATGGCCTTTCTGCGGTCGCTACGCTCCTTTCTCAGAATGCTGCTCATGGCTGCACCTGCGGTAGGATCATAATAGCCTTCGTTATTGCGATAAATTCCGTAACCCATCTTTATACCTCCAATTCATTTACTTCGATGTACAAGCCGCAGGGATCGTCCGCCCACCGTTTTTCTACGGCTTCACTGACAACCTGGGCATCGTCCTTCCAGAAACCGCACCGGGTCATGCAATCCTTTAGCAGCTTCTGGAGATTATCTGTATCCGGCTTTGTGATACGCCATTCACCATTTTTATGGCTCTTACCCTTCGGGAACAGCCACAGTACCCGTAAGGAAACGGGGCCGGTCATTGGCTTTTCCGGTTTGTGGATGGCCAGATGTGCTGACAGTATACTTCTGGCCGCTTTCACTGCCGGGGGATCATAGAAAACCGGTTTACCCTTCACTACACGCACCCGCTTCATCTGAGCCGTGGATGTAGGAGGATCTATTGCTATGAAAAATTCCATTTTCTGTCCTTTCTGATTTGGCGGAAAACCACCACTTCCTGTTCTCTTGTGGGGAAGGGCAGGCTTTCAGCCCTTCCCACACGAGGAACACACGAAGGAAACGAAGTTTACTTATATAAGCCCGTTTTCCTCTTCAAACGGAAAAGCGGTATATTTTCCGTTTAAGGATTTTTATTGTGCCGACCGACAATACCGCCCTTCACCCAGAAATCTTCCTTCATTTCATTGAGCCGATCCCGTACACAGCGGTTTGTCAGTTCCAGGTAATCAGCAATTGACTGCACCGTGACCGGGGGCGACATACTCAGGACCTGGAAAGCTGTTTCTATGGATGCACGGCGATCTTCCGCCCGGGTATATTTTCTGCTTTTGGCAAGGTTCCCCATGGGGCTTCCTTCTGCAAAAGCGTTATGCAGTTGATCCGTGTCATCCACTCTGTGAATGGGATACTCAAACCAGAAGTTGACAGGAGTGACATTGGGAAATTCCCGGAGATTGCTCTCAAGCCGCCATGCCGTAGCACTGCCGTCCTGTACATAATTCTTGAGATCATCAGTCATTTCCAGGGGTGTCAGATCCAGCTGTGCATCCGGGTCACGAGCAAACACACCGCTACCGGAAGCTCTGTCCATTGCTTTCTTTGCACCCTGGGCCCCCTTAGAATGATGGTGGCAGTAAATGGTTGCACATCCGGTGGAAGTGCAGATTTTATCGAACTGATTGCAGAATAAAGCCATATCGGAAGCATTGTTCTCGTCGCCGGTAATAACCTTGTAGATTGGGTCCACAATGATGGCATCGAAATGCTGGTCATGGACACGGCGGATCAGTTTCGGGACCAATTTGTCCAATGGGACCGCATGGCCACGCAGATTCCAGACAATGATGTCATCCATATGCTTCTTCTGCCAACCCAGTGCCTCATAGATTTTCATAAATCGCATGATGCAGGAAGCAGGGTCAATTTCCAGATTCACATACAGCACACGCCCTTTTTTGCATGGAAAGCCGAGCCAGGATTTGCCCTCTGCAATTGCAATACATAGTTCCATTAGGGCGAAACTTTTACCTGCTTTGGAAGGGCCGGAAATCAGCATCTTATGTCCGCAGCGAAGAATGCCCTTGATCAGTTCCTCCGGAAGTTTCGGAGGGTTGTCCTTATACGCATCCAGAGCCACCATGCCGGGAAGCTCATCTGTCGCGCCCTCCGCATAGTCGAGCCAGTCTGTCCAGGATTTTCTGCCAATGTTGGTAGCCACCAGATATTGCCGGTTACCATTACGGGTGACACCAGGCAAACGGGACAGCCGTGAGGGATTTCGGTTCTGTTTGTCCACTCGCAGGCCATTCTTTTCCAGGAAGTCATACAGAAATTCCACACGCTTTCTGTACTCGGAATAATCCTCCGCATCTACACGAACAATGGCATGGAGGCTCTTGCCGCCGGAATGAACAAGGCAGGCAATGGGCAGTTCTAGTTTCCGGTACATGGCATCCTGATCCGACACAGGCATGGTATCCGATTCCACCAGGGCAAACTTAAAACGGGTGATGTTGTCGTTTTTGACACCTTCGCCGTCCACAGGATTAAAGCGAATCCAGGCACCGACCTCCGGCTTCCAGTCGCCGATGGTTGCACCCATATCGTTTGGGTGTTTCCGCAGAGAAGAGATTAGCTCACCGGCAGTCCGGGTGAACACACCTTTCGCCGGTACCCATCTGCCTTCGCCGTCCTGCCACACATCATTAGTGACATAGCCTACAAAGTCATCCTTCTCATACAGAGTCTCCAGATAAGTAATCAGTTCCTCAGTAGGATTCCAGGTATCCGGGGCCGAATACTGGGTGAATCCGTCGCCGTCATCCATGATGGCATCATCCCAGTCCATGGCCGCGCCTTCGCTGTAAGGTGTCCAACCACGTTCTCTTGCCATCTGCACAATGGTGCCACCCTTAAGGGGAGAATTACATCTGCCAAAGGTGCGCCATTTCCGTTCGCATTCGCCGGGATGGTACCTACTGTCACCCCGGGACCAATTGTCCCAAACGGAGCAGTCATAGCCCTCTGCCTGGAGAGCCATGCCAACATTGATCCAGTCCTGATATGACAGCGCCGACACATCTATGTGCTGCAGCGCCGATAATACATTGCTCATTTTCATTCCTCCGAATTAAGGTCGGTACTGTTTGGGATTCAGGCCAAACGGAAGCCTCCAGCCATTTGCCGCCAGACGGGAGATCATTTTGGCAGCATCATCAAACTGCCAGGTGCCTACCTGGCGAAAGCCATACCGCTCCAAACAGCGTATTTGTTTTGGGGTGGAGAGGCCAGATTCCTGCCGTCTCATAAGCCGATCGATCAGCATACTGGCCTTTCCCATGTTCTCTACGGACTCTGAGAAAATGCCACGCTTTTCCAGGAATTCAAGCTGCCGTTCAGAAGGAGGTGCCATTTCCCATGCAAATGTGGGAACATAGCCAACCAGATCCTCTGCTGCAATAGAAAGTGCATACTGGAGCGGATCGACCAGTTTTCGCTTCCGCTGCCGCATGATGGCCAGTTCCTTTGCAAGAGTCTCTTCACGCTCTGCCAAGACATCACGCTCTGCCTGTTCCTCTGCTTCTATAAGGTCAAATTCCTCACCGCTGTTCTGGAGCCGGTCATCTATCTTTTTTGCAATATCTGCATCCTTGGAAACCAACGCAGACGGTCTGCAAAGGTCATGCCGCTCGGATAGCCACAAAAAATCCAATAGGAGCAGATGCTCCTTTCCGGGGTGCAACCGCATTCCTCGTCCTACCATCTGCTGATACAGACTCCGCGCCTTGGTAGGCCGCAGAACTACAACGCAGTCTACAGACGGACAATCCCAGCCTTCTGTCAGCAGCATGGAATTGCACAGCACATCATATCTGCCGTTTTCAAAGTCCCGGAGGATCTCTGCCCGGTCAGCACTGTTGCCGTTGACCTCTGCGGCACGCAGGCCGTAAGCATTCAGAATGTCTGTGAATTTCTGCGAGATATGGACAAGAGGTAAAAACACTACCGTCTTCCGGCCATCGCAGTAATGCGTCATCTCCCGGGCGATCTGTTCCAGATAGGGCTCCAGAGCATTACCAATGTCACCGCTGCTGAAGTCACCGTTGGTAACCCTCACACCAGAAATATCCAGTTCCAGAGGGATCATCTGGGCCTTTATTGGACACAGATATTTCTCTTTTATGGCCTGGGGCATTGTGTACTCAAATGCCTTACTATCAAAATACTGGCCCAGGTTCTTCATATCGCCACGATCCGGTGTGGCGGTGACTCCGAGGATATTGGCATCCGGAAAATGATCCAGTACCCTCTGATAACTATTCGACAGGCAATGGTGTGCTTCATCCACCACAATGTCAGTAAAATAATCGTGTGGAAAACGCTCCAACCGCTTTTGCTGAGCAAGAGACTGAATAGATCCCACGGTAATCCGCAAAGGGCTACCAAGGCTTGTAAATTCAGCCTTTTCCAGTGCGCAATCCATGCCGCAGGCAGCACGGAGTTTATCTGCTGCCTGTGTCAGCAGCTCGCCCCGGTGAGCCAGGATGAGCGCACGGCCACCCTGGTTCACCTGGTTTTCTACAACCTTTGAAAAAACAACGGTCTTACCCGTTCCGGTGGGAAGTACCAGAAGAGTCTTCCGGTACCCCTTGTTCCACTCGGACAAGACCGCATCTTTTGCCTGGGCCTGATACGGTCTAAGTTGCATCATCAGAAACCACTCTGCTCCCAGGTCTGAGTGGGAGCCTTTTCAGCTTCCGCCACCCATGCAGGAGTCCGCTTCTTGGGGAAGAAAGCAGGATCATAGTCATAGAAGCGATCCAGATCGTTGGTCTGCTTCTGCTCACCATCACGGTTGGTATAGTTACGGGGCTTGAATCTTGCACGGCCCTGAGAGCCAACCACCTTATTCCAGTCCATGACCAGACGCTCACCGTGCTTCTTCTGGCCGATGCAGCGGAAGAAGGAAGAGATCCGCCACTCTAGATTGCGGCACAGCAGGAGGTCATGCTTCACATAAGCACAGCCCTCACGGGTGTCTACTTCCAGGGTCAGTGTTGCCTTATTACAGGCAGGCAGCTTCGCACTGCCGGGGAAATGGCCACGCTCAAAGTTGGTAACTCTGAAGTTGTAATCGCCCTCTTCAAGGAGGACAAACTCCTGGCCATCATCCTCAATGACATCATTCCAGTCCATAACAGCATTATTGTTGTACATTTTCATTTACCTCCATATTTCAGAACGGAAGCCGATCTGGGTCGGCTTCGATGGTTTCTACAATCTTCTGCCAGTGAGGAATGACCCAACCGGTCAGAAATGCTTCGGGATAACTGTCAACGGGAACCATGCCAGAGAAGTGACCCTTCTGGGCTACTACGGCCTGTAGTTCCTGTTCTGCCACCTGGGATTCCATCATCAGCGCTCTAACACGCTCCAGAGGAGTCGGCTCTGCTGCATCGGTGACTCTATCGGTGACAGGTGCTGCCGGGGCGGTAGAATCAAAAAGATGGGCGATGTTGCCATAGTCCAGGTCGATCTCATCCGGGAGACCATGGCGGTTCTTTGCATCCCAACAGGGATGATGGGTGGTGTGGATGATACGCTTACCACCCTGGGCCTTCTTGGTATCATTCTTGGTAGCCACTACGATGGTCTTGTAGTTGCAGAACAGCAGCAGATCACACCATTCTTTCAGCAACGGAGCCACTTGCTTGGAGAGTTTCATCTCCCAACGGTCATACGCACCCATCTCATCAGGCTGCTCAAATTTCCGCATCTTTGCATGGGCTGTAATGACCACATGGATACCGGCGGCAATCACCGCATCAAAGGCATTCAGCAGCCTGGAATACTCTTCCGCCAGGTAGGTATAACCCTTGCCATAGCCAAAATCTTCGATACCAGATTTCTTGTACTTGGCGCAGACACCTGTAATGCACATCTGCTCCGCCCAGTCAGCGGTATCCAGGATAAGGGTCTTACAGATACCGGAATCTGCCGCCACCTCATTGACGATGGAGATCAGGCCATCGAAAGAACCGGGCTTTTCGATCCGGCGGACATCCAACTGAGCAGTGCCACCCTCCGTATCGATGAACAGAGGATTGGGGAAACAGGATGCCAAGGTGGATTTTCCGATACCCTCAGAGCCGTAAATGACTACTTTTTGGGCTCGCATCACTTTGCCACTTGTGATTTTCATAGGGGCGACCTCCTTATCTCAGACTGCAGGACAGATCCTGCACCAGAGCCACACCAGGAATATCCCTACCAGCCGTCAGCAGCTTTTTAACTTCAGTTTTGCTGATCTCCGGGGCCAGGACCTTATAGCACCGTGTGTAACCGTTATCCATCAGCCAGGCCACAGCAGCAGCATCGTCAGCCACACTGACCTTGGCTGTTTTCCGGTAGCAGATAGTAGCCACACCACAGTCGGTCTTTTCACCATGGCACTCCCGGTCGAGGATATCCATGAGACGGTTTTCTTTTCGCTCAAGAATAGCTCGTCGCTCTTTGAGCCGCTTTTCCTCTTCCTTCAGTGCCGCCACCTGGGAACGGGTATTCAGCACCAGTTTCGCCAGATACTCCAGAATCCGACTCCGCTCCATCTGAAGTGCTTCCAACTGGAGCATCAGATTCTCGTCCGGCAGAAGCTCTCCGGTCTCCGGATCAACGAGCAGATCAAAGATACCTTCGATCGCCTGGTTCACCTCATACAGCTTCACACACAACACCTCCGTCCATTACTTCTGTAATGGCCACCGTCTGGACGCTGTTGCCGGGGACGATGATCATTACCTTATCCAGAGGACCCAACAGACGGGTCAGCAGTCTTTGCCGCAGAGAAACGCTCCTGCAGGCCACCACACCGCCGTTCTTAGGTTCTTTGGAAACGCAGATCTTCAAATTGTGTTTCATTTGAATCACATCCTTTCTGAAAAGGCTTCTGCGTGATCGCCCTTTCACTGGTAGGACACGGGAAATCAAAAAATTGAGGTTTTTTCAAAAAGTTTTTTTAATTTTTTTATTGCAGTGATTTTTCTACGTGTAATAGCACCGGGTGTCACCCCACAGCGTTGGGCATACTCCTCATTGCTGATACCTTCAAAAAACAAAGCATGAAGCAATTCTCTGTGAGAGGGCTTCAGCTGTTTCATAGCTTCGCAGACCGAATCTGCCCGTTCCTTACGGATCAGGTTCTGGAACATATCCGTATCTGAGTAGAATTCCTCATGGTTTTCTCCATAAGCCTCCAGAGAGCAATGCCGACGAGACTCTTTTTTCTCGTTGTTGTACTCCAGTCGATCCAGATCTACCAGGACAGTTCCCCAGTCCTCAGAAACTTCAATTTCCACGGTTTCAGTAGCAAATTCGTATGTGATTTTCATAATTCTGTTCCTTTCTTCGTAAGGAAGCGAAGTAAGGCACAGAAAAATGGGCATAAAAAACTGCCGAAGTAAAAGTAGAGTCTAATGACTTACTTCACTTCGGCAGTTAGGTCTCTCGTCCATAAGAGCGGAGCCAGGGCTCGATAATGAATTCTATATATTAACTTGTGGGTTGGCCTGCTTTGCGGCGGGCATCCTCAATTTGGCGAAGAACCTCTGTCAGACGGATCAGTTCGATCTGTCTGGCATTTTTTACTTCCAGATAGACCTCGTTTTCATCAATAATGGCATCAAAGACTCGAGGCTTGGCTTCTCTGATGCTATCTGTGTTGCGAATGGGCTGTCGAATCAGCATAATCAAATCCCCTCCTTGGAAAGCAAACATGGTGGCAATTTGCAGATTCCGGCTACTGATACATCAGACCGGGCATCTTTACGCTGTGCCGTCCGTCATCCGGCATTTTCAGGTCGCCCATCAATGTGGCATATGTGATTGCACGTTTCCCGTAGCGGTCACGAAGTTCCTCAATGGCATCCTCCAGTCTGGCTCTCCGATCCCTGCGTGCTGTATCTACAAAAATACTCAGCTGCTCGATATCGGACTTTGGAGCCAGGTCAATGGCCCGGATACACACCGCTCGGATTTTCGTACCCCATCGGTAACGCTCTTTGAAAAGGCGAAACCCGGCACAGGCGATTTCGGAAGGAAGCTGTGTCCGGAATGGCAGCTTGCATTGGAACTGGACTCCAAGCAGGTCATTTCCTCTGACGGAAACCTGCACACCCTGGGCACAGAGATTATGCACCCGGAGCCTGTGGCCCACATCCTGGGCAAGTTCCAACAGGACTTTATGGACTTCCTCCTCGTTTTCCAAGTCTGCGGTACAGGTAATACCGTGACCAATGGACTTCACCGGGCTTACGAAATCCTTATGCATAACACGGGAATTGTCCGTGCCGTTGGCATAAGCCCATAGCTTCAATCCATTTATACCAAACCATCTCTTTAGGGTATCCGGCGGGATCGCCGCCAGGTCACCTACTGTATGAACACCATACCTTGCCAGTTTTGCCTCTGTGGCCCGACCCACATAAATCAGCTCCGATGCTGCCAAGGGCCACACTTTCTCACGGAAATTGTCCACCGTTATCTGTGTCACCGCATCCGGCTTCTTCATGTCACTGCCCAGTTTGGCGAAAATCTTATTAAAAGAAACACCAATACTGACCGTCAGGCCTAATTCCTCCCGGCAGGCAGTACGAATCTTCTCCGCGATTTCCATCCCGGTTCCAAACGCTCCGCTGCCGGTCATATCCAGCCAACACTCGTCCATTCCAAAGGGTTCCACCAGGTCGGTGTATCTGTAGTAGATTTGGTGGGCCATCTTCGAATATTTCAGGTACTGATCGTACTGGGGCGGTACAAGTATCAGACCCGGACATCTCTGTTTGGCTTCCCAATTCACCATACCCGTTTTTACACCGGCTTTCTTGGCCAGATCTGACTTCGCCAGAACAATGCCATGACGCTCTTCGGTAGCACCACATACCGCCACCGGTTTCCCCTTCAGACTGGGATCGAGCATCATCTCCACCGATGCATAAAATGAATTCATGTCGCTGTGCAGGATCACTCTTCTATCAGTCACGCTATCACCTCCTCGCAAATTGTGTACCCAAATGATAGCATCAACCTTCCAGATATGTCAAGGTCGCAGTTGTAGACCAAAAGTTGATAAACTTCTTGACAGCTGTGTTTTGCCTATATATAATTTTGTTATAGACAGAAAGGAGTGTGCGACTTATGGCAATTAACAGTAAGCACCCAATTCTTACCCTCCACACCAATCGTGTGGATCTTTATAATGCCGCAACCGAGCAGGAAAACAACATTGTCGGTCAGCGTATTGCCAAAGCCAGAAACCAGGCAGGAATCAGCCTGGCCAAATTCAGCACCCTGTTGGAATCTTATGGTGTGAATGTGTCCGCCGCTGCAATCAGCAAATGGGAACTGGGTAAAGCAGTTCCTAGTGCCTATCAGCTGCTTGCCGTTTCTCAGGCCCTGCAGATGGAAGATGATCTGTATCAGTTTACCAGTACTTATGTCCCGGCTCTGAATGAGGCAGGCATGAGAAAAGTAGCTGAGTACAAAGCGGATCTGATTGCCTCCGGCAAATACAAGCCTGCGGCAAAGCATAAGAATATTATCAAATATGTCGATATGCCCGTCAGTAACCTGGCGGTCTCTGCCGGTACCGGTGAGTTCCTGGACGAAGGTAACTTTGAAATGATCAGTTTCCCGGAGTCTGCCATCCCTCGCGGTGCTGAGTTTGGTATCCGGGTAAATGGTGACAGTATGGAGCCTACCTACCACCACGGCCAGATCGTGTGGGTGCAGCAGTGTGAGCGTGTGGCGATCGGCGAAGTCGGTATCTTCATTTATGACGGTGATGGCTACATGAAGGTTTATGACGAGCAGGAGCCTGATGAGGACTGCCGTGAGGATTTCATGGACAGTGATGGTGTTGTCCATATGCAGCCTGTTATGCTTTCTTATAATCAGAACTATGAGCCCCGGGTCATTTCTGCAAATGCAGGATTCCAGGTTGTTGGCAGAGTCCTTTAACGGTACGTTTTATTGGACCAGTCATTTTTTAGAATTGGAGGTACCACAGGGATACTAATCCCATTGAAGAATGTGAGGTTTTGAGGAAATGAATACGATGAATAGGGTTAACGAACTGGTGGATGATAGAGGCCTCACGCTTTACAAATTGGCAATGCTGTGTGATATTCCATATTCTACGCTGAAGAACACCGAAAAACGTGGTGGCCAGCTTACCGTGGACACCATCGAACGCATCTGTCTCGGTCTGAATATAACCATGGCCGAGTTCTTTACTGAAAGGGGTTGCAAGCAGAATTATGAACAGTGCAGCCATAAAGCCTATCAAGGTGTATGTTGCTGTAAAAGCAGACTTCGCTGAAAATGGAAAAATGGTTCCCAGGCAGATCACCTGGGAAGATGGAACGAAATATGAAATTGACCGTGTATTGGATATCCGGCAAGCCGCAGCCATGAAAGCCGGGGGCCAGGGCGATCGGTACACAGTACGGATCGGCGGTCATCAGAGTTATTTATTCTTTGAACGCAGCACCAATCTTGTTGGGGATAATATTGGTCGTTGGTTTGTAGAACGCAGGTAATTACCAGAGAGTTGCAATCCTCACAATATGTGGGAATTACAACCATCCTATTGAAAATTTGCATTTTCTGTTGTAAAATCATATTTGTATAATTTTGTCCAAATTTATATTGATATTTTATTGGATAAGGAGGTGTCGCACAAATGGAAAAGCATTATCAAAATTATGTGGATTATCTAAATTCCACCATTCGCATTCCATCTGAGCAACCTTATCTTGCTGTTGATTTATTTGCTGGATGCGGCGGCTTATCCCTCGGCTTTGAAGCCGCTGGCATAAAAACAATTGGCTTTGAAATGGTTGGCGACTGCTGCGATACATATAGAAAAAATCTCAAATCTGAATGTCATCAGGAAAAGATCACCACTGACACAGACTTTCCTAAAGTTGATCTTATAATCGGTGGTCCCCCTTGTCAGCCCTTTAGCCGTAGAGGAAAGCAGACTGGTAAAGATGATGAACGCAATGGCTTTCCTGCCTTCATTGAAGCTGTACGAAAAGTTCAGCCCACAATTTGGGTATGTGAAAATGTAAAAGGGCTGCCCGAGCAAAATAGTGCATATTTCAAGAATATCATTGATGAGTTCGAATCTCTGGGTTATATCGTCGAATATAAGGTTTTCCAAATAGTTCAGTATGATGTCCCTCAGAACCGCGAGCGCCTTGTAATTGTCGGTCACCGTGGTGGTTTTCAATTCCCCGAACCTAATGATTATAAAGTTACTGCGGGAGAAGCTCTTGGTCATCTTGCATTTGAAATACCGGAAAACGCTGCATTCCTTACACCAGCAATGGATGAGTACATTGCTAAATACGAAGCCGCATCCAAATGCAGAAACCCTAGAGACTTACACCTTGATCGTCCCGCCAGAACATTAACTTGTCGGAATCTGGCTGGTGCTACAAGTGATATGCATCGAATTAGACTAGCCGATGGACGTCGCCGCAGAGTTACTGTCCGTGAAGCTGCTCGCTTGCAGAGTTTCCCTGATTGGTTTGAGTTTTCAGGTTCCGAAGAGAGCCAATTTACACAGATTGGAAATGCAGTCCCTCCCATGTTCGCTTACAAGCTTGCTCTACAGATTAGAGCATATTTAGATGCCAACAAGTAAAAGGACGGTGTGGTTATGACTCTTTTTGAACAAGCAAAAGACTTTCTCACACAAATTGGCGCACCCTCCAAGCAGTGCAATGATATGTGCTGTAATGTATTAATTGCACTGAGCAATATGGCGAATCAGACTTCGTGGGCCAATGCTGATAACCCCTGGATGGGACCTCATGATATCATAGTTTATCTCGATGTAAACGGCATTAAAAGCTATGCTGAAAATAGCAGAGAGACTATTCGTAAAAACTGTCTCCGTCCCTTTAGAGACTTGGCAATCATTGAGGATAACGGTCTTGCTTCTAATAGTGGCAAGTATAAATACAGACTCACTCAGGAAATGACGGATTTGCTTCGTTCCTTCCAAACTGATGAGTGGTCTGTTGCATTGAAGTACTATACAAAGTATAACAATGCATTAGTACATAGTTATCAGTCCAAAAAAGAACTGCAAAAGATGCCTGTTCGTGTAAATGGCCAGGATCTTCGCTTTAGCCCCGGCAAGCATAATCAACTACAAAAGCAGATTCTCGAAGTGTTCGCACCCAAATTTGCAAATGGTTTTGAATGTTTGTATGTTGGTGACTCTGCTGACCGCGATATGTATAAGAATACAGAACGCCTCAATCAGCTCGGTTTTGACATCACATTAGATGTCCTTCCTGATGTTGTTCTTTATGTACCAAATAAAAAATGGTTATTCTTTATTGAATGCGTTACTACTGTCGGTCCCGTCGATCAAAAACGCATGAATGACATCGAAGCAATGACACAGGGTGTCGATGCTGGTAATGTATATGTTACAGCCTTTCCTGACTTCTCGACCTACAAAAAATTCAGTCAGGATCTCGCCTGGGAAACTGAGGTATGGATTGCAGAAATCCCCGACCATCTTATTCACTTAAATGGTGACCGTTTCTTAGGCCCTCATAGTAGCAAATAAATAAACACCGTCTACCAGGTTGGCTAACCAGGCAGACGGTGTTCTTTTCTCTATGCAGTTAATTAGCAATTGATTTCTGCGAAAATTCTTTGAATCTCGTTATTAATTGTTGCCCAATGGGTACGAAGAATCGTATAATAGTTTTTATCTCGCTTCAAATAATTTGTTGCAGTCAATGTAGTATCATAAGTAGATGCCATTGTAAAGCTAACAATACCGACATTAATAATTGTATTAAACAATTTATCCAGCACTGCCTCATATGCATCCTTAGATGCAAAAAGAGCAGGTGGAAGAAGATGATTCACTCCCTCAATATCTGAAAAAATATCATACAATGCATCAGATGCATTATCTAACCTTGCTGCATTGAAGATCGCCTGAATGTCCTGTGCACTGATATTTCGCTGATTTACTCTCGTAGCAAAGGCTACGAAAGCAATGCATAATGTACGTGCATTATGTGCAAATGCGATTCTTTCATTAGAATCAGGCATAGAGCTATTGTCACGATCAAATTTCTTCTGGAAGGCATTTCTGAAATAGTAATCGATATACAAGAGTTCTTTACACAGATTGGCTATCTGTACCTGGTTACCTCCAAAAATTTTTTCATAATACTGTGGTAAATAAAGTGACGATGGCTTATTTCTACTTGCACAAGGCATTTGGAATATACCCGCTAAGCAAAGCTTACCTACTTCCAAAAGCGATGTATTCAAATAGGGTTCCCGGAATTGACGCGGTACGGTTTCACCACGCTTAGTCTGGTAGAAAATACCAACATCACGCATGGATTGTGCAAAACGTACTTGTTCTGGAGAATTTGCTTTCAGGTCGACTGGCTTAATGGGCTTCTGTGTATTTGTTGCTTTAGCAATTGCCAAACTAAATGCATTCTTCTCATCTTCACTTTCTCCTGTTGTTTTAATTATTTTACAGGGGAGGAAAAGATCATTATGCTCGTCAATATATCGACTCTTATGCAGCATATATGTTGTTTGGCCACCATTAATAATTGAGAAATTCCTCAACTTGACTTCCCGACCATCAATGCTGAACTCATCACACACAATAGTAATACCGTTGTTTTTCAGCCAAAAGGATTCCGGGCTATTTTGAATTGTATCTTCAATGCCTTTATCAATATCCCTACCAGCAATATGGTAGCGCAGATTGCGTGCTAAAAGATTAATATTATGCTGTGCATATAATGCTTTGATAGAAAATGCAGAAACATTGACAATGGCAGCATCTTCACCATACAGCAAATAATTATTGGCTTCATCGATGCGTATTTTACCAGTCTCAACTGTTGCACGTCTGGACTCAGACTCCTTGATTTCTTCCTCTACATCTTTACCAAAATAGAAGGAAACCTCAATATTACTTGAATCATTAAACTGCTCTCTGAAGCGCTTTTCAATACGAGAACGATTAATACCAGATTGAAGTGCACTAGTATAGAATACAAAGTGAACTTTTGCATCATCACCAAGTTCAGAAAACAGCGTAAGGAATCGGCGTTGTACAGTGGCGTTTACCTGCTCATAACGTCCCTGCTGCATATCCTTATAAAACAAGGCCATTTTGGTCAATGCATTCATTACATCCTCTCCGCTGATGGATGTATAGAATTTAGACTGACCAATAATCAGATCGGATGTATCAGAATTCGGATCAGTTAATAAGACATCAACACCACCATCATACTGGCCATCAACAATCATATCTCCAAAATCCTGCTCATTCAGTATATGTGCAGGATTTTTGTATAAGTTTGATTTAATGCATAAAGCAGAGAATACATAATCATCCGTTTTGGCTCGCAGTGAAGGATAAGCTGATTTAAGTGCGTCGATTTTATTTTTAATCAATTCATACGAGGAGCTAACAGTAGGCAT